TAAGTGAATTAACCCGTCAAGCGCACTTGGTCTTTGTGATTGAAAGAATTAAAAATGAACAATGAAGATAAATTAAACAAAGTAAACAGAGATGGAGAAGGTAGGATACTGCTGGTATCCACCCTAGCTAAACCTATGGAGATTCAAATGTTTGAAAGTGGATTTGATAGATTTTGGAAAGCGTACCCATCAACACCGCGCAAAGGTGCAAAAAAGCAATGCGAAGAAAAATGGGCAAAGTATCTTTGCGAACACTCTGCCGACCAAATCATTAAGCACGTTGTTTGGATGAAGACAACAGAGCAATGGCTAAAGGGCAACGGCGCATTTATTCCAGCCCCTTTGGTCTATCTGAATCAACAGCGTTGGGATGGCGCAGAAGTACCCGATTTGCCCACAAAAACACAAATTGACCCCTACCTACTGCAACTTGAAAAAGACCGCCAAAGAGCTGTTCCTATGCCCGATTACATTCGTTCAAATTTAGACAAATTGCGTGGAAAGATTTGAGTTCATGAATTTACTTCTAGACAATTCAGTTGCTTGGCAAAAGCAAATTAGAGAAAAAAGACGCATAGAGAATTCCGATTCTGACTTGCTTGGAAATTGGTGGGAAAACATTGATGTAGACATAAAAAAAGCCGAAATCAAAGAAGTGACTTATGGGCTGGCACAAAAAATAATTGAAGATTACGAGTGGTTGGGCTGTATGCCTGCTGTAGTTTGGCATTCTTACGGAATTTTTTTTGAAGGCTTTTGTGCTGGTGTAGTTTGTTATGGACCTGAGTATTCAGAAAACCTTGGCAAAATTTCTAGAGAAAAAGGCACGGCTGGCGCTGATTGGAGTAAATACGGATACGAAGGCAAAATGATTTTGTTAAGTAGAGGCGCTTGTGTTCATTGGGCGCACCCACATAGCGCAAGTAAATTGATTAGGCAAAGCATGAAAATGTTGCCATCAAAATATGAAGTCATAACTTGCACAGTAGATGAAGCCGCTGGTGAAATTGGAACAATTTATCAGGCGTGTGGATTTGCTTATGTTGGCTCAATGCGTGATGGAAACCCTAACGTAAAAAGCAAAAAATTAGATAGAGATGGATGGTTAATTAACGGCAAAATTTGGACTGCTAGAAGTATTAGAGCAATTTGTGGGGACACAAAATTTGAAAATGTAGTTAAGTATTTCCCGACAGTACAAAAAATAAAACAACATAGCAAAGGAAGATATTTTGCTTTTAGAGGCACAAAACAAATTCAAAAACAACATTTAGATGCCATTGCACACTTAATAAAACCATACTTAAAAAGAACATGACAATAGAAGAAGCCAACAAACTTTTGGATGCCGTAAAAGATGGACAAAACACAAGACCAAGCGCAATCAACGAAGCACTTTTCACAACAGGAGATTTACAAGAAATCACTACAACATTTGATTTGGATGGCTGGACTGAAAGGCGCAAAACAATATGCTTGGTACGAAGCAAAACGACTTGATGCAGACCCTAGCAAATTGTGGCGCGGTATTGCTGATGACTTAACAAAGGCTATGAATGAGAACAGCGGCAAAAGTTGACCGAAATCAAGCTGAAGTAGTTGATGCTTTACGCAAAGTGGGCGCAAGCGTTCAATCGTTGGCAAGCATAGGCAAGGGCTGTCCTGATTTGCTTGTTGGTTATCACGGCATTTTGTATTTGATGGAGATAAAAGATGGCTCTAATGTGCCTAGCAAGCAATTGTTAACTGAAGACCAAAAAAAATGGCACGATGCGTGGACAGGCTCGCCAGTTCATGTTGTGCGTTCAATTGAGCAAGCATTAAAAATTTTAGGAGAACGATAAATGAATGCACCACATCAAGCTGTTGACTTCATCATAAAAAATTCACCAGCATTTGCAAAAGCAAAAAGCAAGCGTGTATATCTTGAAGAATTTAGAAAAAGCAAAAAAGCATTGTTAATGAAAGACGCATTGCTTAAAGGCATAGAAGCCGCTAACGCACAAGAACGCGAAGCATATTCGCACCCTGATTATTTAGAACTGCTTGAAGGTTTGGCGGCGGCTATTGAAGTTGAAGAAACTTTGAAATGGCATTTAGAAGCGGCAAGAATGAGAACTGACATATGGCGCACAGAACAAGCCAACGCAAGAATGGAAGGCAGAGCAACAGAGTGAGAAAACAATGTCGCCGAAAAATTTGGAACAAAGTTAACCCCATTGAATACGCTATTACTGGCGCGGCAATTACTGCTGAAGACAAATTGGATAAGGTTAGATTTGGAGAGTTAAGCGCAATTGAAAGCATGGTTAAAGGCAATGGCACTACTGCTGATTGGCGAGCATTGGTGGATATGCTTAACATTGCAGAAACAATGGCAACAAACGGCATTGGAATTGAAGTGCTTGCAGTTTGCGAAATTGTGCAAAAGGAAATGGAAGAAGCCGCACATCGTTACGAAAAAACACGCAAGATGGGCTTAACAGGCACAGGCATCAGATACATAAAAGAACTTTACGCTTTGCATGATTTACAACGCACAAGCATTAGTCGGTCAGAATATGAACGCATGATAGAAAAAACAGGCAATTACATTAGGTCAAATAACCATAGGGTTGTCCACATTACATGAGAGCAAAATTCCAATACTGGCGCAGTAAAAAGCATTTAAAAAATGTTGCATCATTGCCTTGCCAAAATTGCGGCTTAGAGGGGCAAACGCAAGCGGCGCATAGCAACCTATCAGTTCATGGCAAAGGGCGCGGTATAAAAGCTTCTGACCACTTTAGCGCGGCATTGTGCTTTGCTTGTCATCACGATTTGGATGCTGGACATACATTAACAAAAGAACAGAAGCAAAAAATGTTTTTGGATGCGTTAACTAAAACATGGGCTGAATTGGCGGCAAAAGATTTGATACTGATTGACACGCCTGACCCGCTGTCGGACAATTAACAAAAGGGGATTCCAATGGTTAAATTTACCGCCAGCGTAGAAGCTAAGCAAGCAGACCCTGTAATGGACTTTACAATGTGTTTGCTTAACAGCGTAACTACTGGACACATTTTGCATTTGCAAAGCCGCAGTTACAGTCAGCACATGGCACTTGGTGCGTTCTACGATGGCATTGGCGACCTTGTGGACAGTTTTGTTGAAGCATTTCAAGGCAAGTATGGCTTGCTGACAAAATACCCTGCCACTGCTGTTTTAATGCCTGACATGAACCCAATAGAATATTTGGAATATTTAAAAGAAGATGTGCAAACATTACGCAGAGCAAACGGCTTTCCACAAGACAGCGAATTGCAAAACGAGATTGACAACATTGCCAACTTAATTAACAGCACACTTTATAAGTTAAGATTCTTGGCTTAACGAAAGGATAAAACATGACAACACAGCAAAAATTGAAGATTGTTTATCGCCCACTCAAAGATTTAATTCCATACGCGAGAAACAGTAGGACTCACAGCAGTAGTCAAATCGCGCAAATTGCATCCAGCATCAAAGAATTCGGCTGGACACAGCCAATCCTTTTAGATGGCACAAACGGCATCATTGCTGGTCATGGTCGTTTTGAAGCCGCTTTTTTGTTGGGAATGCAAGAAGTGCCAACCATTGACCTCGCATACTTAACAGAATCACAGAAACGTGCCTATGTAATCGCCGACAACAAGATTGCCCTTAACAGCGGATGGGATGAGCAAATGCTGGCGCTTGAAATTGGTGATTTGCGTGAAGCAGGGTTCGACATTAATTTGCTGGCGTTTGACCCATCGGAATTAAAAGATGGTGATGTTGATTACTCTGTGTTGGATGACGAAGAAATTGACGCACAGCTTGATGACATGGCAAAAGGTGTTCGTAAGGCAATTCAAATTGAATTTGAACCTGAACATTACGAAGAAGCGCAAGAATTGGTTAAGTTTTGGCGTGAAGAAAAAGCCTATGTCGGAATGATGCTGATTAACTTTTTAAAGAATGAAAAAAATAAGCTGAACAAATGAAATGTTTTTTCTTGGCTGGATATTTCGGTTGTGGAAAAACTACACAGGCAAATCTATTGCAAAAAGAATTTCCACAGTTTAATTATTTAGGCGGCAAAAGTGGTCTAGATGCAATAGGTAGTGTAGACAATTTAGTTAAAGCAATAAAATCTAGCAAATCTGAAATGATTGCACATGGATGCATTTATCAAAGTGAACCATCTATTTTACGATTCAGTAGGCTTACAGATTTAACAATTATTGTTTTGAATTCATTACCCTTAACTGTCAAAGAAAGAAGCCTTAAACGAGGTGCAACCGAATACGACCCTATAAATTTTAAACACCAACATAATTTCATAAAAAAATTACCGCAATTAAAAAAATTTTATACGTTCAATTTGGAAATCGTCGACAACAACAAAAGTGAACAAGAGGTACATACAGCAATCAAAAGGATAATATTAAATGAATTGCAATGACAAATTTGCTTTTGTAGGCGCAAATACAGTTAAGAATTTGATTGCAAACAGCATTGCTGGCAAAAATACTAAATTTTTAGCAACAGCAGATTCCTTGTGGTTTCGGTTTGGTAATTACAAAAACTCACCACCATTTGCACACATCATCGATGGAAAAATAGTCTGTTTAATTTTTGCAACATTCAACAAAGACAAATACGCAAATTTGTATGAAATTGTCACAGTTGAAGGCAGTGAAGGCAAAGGTTATGCATCAGCTTGTTGGGATGCGTGGATAGCGTATGCTGTTAAGATAAAAAAAACGGAGCGATTAAAAATGTCATGTACGCCAAGTTCGGTAACGTGGCACTACAAAAATGGATTGATTTGGTGGGCAGTAGACCCGACAGGCTCATTGCGTTCAGACCAAAAATTATTTGCTACGAGGTCAGAACAAATATCTTATCGCAATTTTGCAATCATTAATCCTGTTCAAGCATTGCCTGCTCAAAAAATTAGAATGCAATTTGTCAAGGAAAGTCTTGAATCATATGGTTGGGGAATTCAAAAGAAAACAAAGACAGAAAAAGCAATACAAGCAGTAGGTTCAGCTTGGTTAAGACCAGCATTGCTAAAAAATAAATAAGGGGAATACAGTTTGTGCGCCATTATTGGATTCGTATGCCCACAACCATCTGAACAAGCGTTTGCTACTTTGCATCGCCTGTTTATTGAATCAAAAATTCGAGGTATGCATGCTTATGGTTATGCAATGCATCTTCATTCGGGCGAAACTGTACTTAACAAATCAAATCAACTGATGCCTTTGTTAAAAGGAATGGCTAAATTTCCGAAGTTATTGATTGGTCATTGTCGATACAGCACAAGTGGAGATTACAAAACCGCAATTAACAATCAGCCTTTGTCCTACAAAGATGAATTCTTGGCTTTCAACGGCGTTATCGACATGCGAACCAAAACGGAAATGGAAACCGCTTACAAGATTGAGATGGAATCCGACAACGATGGTGAAATCATGTTGCAAAGCAAGGATAGAATGGCTTTACTTAACAGCAACATCACATATAGCGGCGTTGTATTAAAAAAAGATTCATTGCAGTTTTTTAGAAACGAAAGCAGACCAGCATATAAAGCAACTAAGTTTGGATGCACTTACATCGCATCAACAGCCGACATTTTGCGGCGTTCCTTATTGAACCCCGAACCACTTAACCCTTACGAGGTTTATGAATGGAAGGTTTGAAAGAATACTTGTCATTCCACCAAGCAAGCAGTTTTGCCAACGACATTGATCCGCAAAACGACTGTTTGACCTATGTTTCCAACCGATATGAATTAAATATTGAACAGCGGTATTGGCTTGCATTCCTTTTTGCTACATGTTATTGCGCCCCAACAGTTTTTTACATCTACAACGAATTTCCTGATTATCAAAACGTGGATGTTGGCAGGCTTGAACGCTGGTGGGTCGCCAATAGGAATAAACTGGTTTTTCAAACTGACCGAGCAAGAGTAAGAAGCAACAATGAATTTGTTAACTGTTTTAAATCGTATCGAGAAATTATTGGCAAAAGTCAACAGGGTTATTTCCAAAAATTAGCCACAAGCAACCCAAAAGATACTTACATTGCCGCATACAAGCGTTTGAGCAACATTCATTATTTTGGACGTTTCACAATGTTCATCTATCTTGAATTGATTAACGTATTGACTGATACACAAATGATTCCTAACGATTTGAATTTGCGTGAAGCTGAAAGCTGTCGTAATGGTCTTGCCCTTGCTTTAGATAGGAAAGATTTGTTCAGTCATTTTGAAGATAAAAATTTAACTGCAAAAGATTATTTAGACCTAGACCAAGGGTTGGAATTATTGTTAAGTAAAATATCGGACATGAACATCAAGCATAAGAATTTGTACAACATTGAAACAACTTTATGTGCTTACAAAAAAGTAAAGTTAGGTAAGCGTTATGTGGGATATTACATAGAGCGCATGAGAACTGAAATTGAAACAATGAAGAAAAACGTGCCAGTTGGTGTAGATTGGTCGGTGCTATACGATTTTAGAAAAACAACCTACTTGCCCAAATACTTGAAAGAATTAAATGAAAATCGTTGAATTGATAAAAATTGAACACAACGTCAAGATTGGCGATATATGTGGAGACATTGAGCCAAACATAACTGAAGACACCTTGTTTATGTCTGACGGAAAGGCGGTTGGCTTTTACATTAAAGAATTAACAGGCAAAATCAAACAGTTTGCTGACGTTGCTAACGCTGAATTGTTAAGTGACAGAGTACCAAAAAGCGAGATGCGGCGTTCAAGCGGTATGCGTGATAGCGAGTTTGAAGTTAATCAATACAGCACCATACTTGGCGGTTGCCCACCTAAACCGCACATGAAGCGCCCATATCCAGCAATTTCAAGCGTTCATCAAGTTAAGTCGGCGCAAACATTTATTAAGGCAATGCTACTGTTGTGCAAAGAATCTGAAAAGTTGATTCAAGAAATTACGCCCGAAATTTACCAAACGCAAAAACGAATAATTTCCGAAAAAGTGCCGCCCAAATTTAGATTTGGTGAATTGTTCACATCTAGCATTAGCAATTTCAACATACCAGCGCCATTTCATCGCGATGCTGGCAACCTTGAAGGATGTGTTAACGTCATCATTGCAAAAAAGCACAACGCAAGGGGCGGCAATACAACTGTGCCTGACTATGGCGCAACAGTCGACAGCCGTGATAACTCTATGTTGGTTTACCCTGCATGGCGCAATGTACATGGTGTTACGCCCATACGCCCAACCGCAGAGGGGGGCTATCGGAATAGCCTAGTGTTTTATCCTTTGAAAGCGTTCAACAATCATTGGGATTAACAATGCCATACGCACCACATAACAATCTATGCAGAGAACTAGGGTGCAAGAATACAAGAAGCAAACTTAACAGCTTTTGTTTAGAGCATGGTGGGTTGCAACACACTAACGAGGGCAAGGACAACGCTTACAGCAATCCAGCGTGGCGCACGATAAGACGCGCACAGTTAAGCAAACAACCCTTGTGTCAGTCCTGCTTAACGCATGGGCATATAGCATCAGCATTGCACGTTGACCATGTGTTTCCTTGGCGACATATAGGCGACCACGCATTTATTAACAACATCTTCCAAAGCCTGTGCCATGAATGCCATAGCCACAAGACAGCACAAGAACGCAAGGGCATCTATGAACACTACACCCATGAAGGCATACAGCCACTTAGTAAGGCTGATTACAGCTACACCATGAGCCAATGGCACAAATCATCGGATGACGGAAAGTATTAACTTTTTGGAAAATTTTTTGCCGGAAATTTTTGCCGAGAAACTTAAAAATTGACGAGTTAAGTAGAAGCAAGTGCGCCACCAAACGCGCACAAAAGGG